GAGTAGTAATTGCGCGACCCTTGAATGACTTCTTTGTGACTGTGATGTATGAGGCTTCAAGTTGTGACTCTGTTACTGCGCCATTCTCGTCGATTTGATCAACAAGAGGAACCTCAGTGATCTTAGGCAACTCGAAAGTTTTTCCAAATTCTGGCATTGTGCCACGGCTGATCGAATCGATAAACGGACGATCTGCGTTAGAAAGGAAGTTAAGTAGCTGTGTGCTTTGTGGTGTTGGGATAAATCCTGCACCTGTTGTCTGATCGTTGTCAGCAGCGCGAAGCCATTGACGAGAATCATCATCACCGAAGAGATTAGCCTTCAATGTGTTTTCGAGGTAGTTACGCTTTGTAACTTCGATGCGTGGTGTTGAATATACCATCGCTTGTACAGTAGGGCGAGCAGCTTCTACAGCCGCAGCCTCTACTGGTGTTGCTTCGACTGTTGTGTCTTCCACGACTGTCTCGCTTTCTGTAGGTAGGGTTTCTTCTACGGCTTCGGCTGGCGCTTCTTCCGCTGCGATCTCTAATACTTGAGCAGACTTAAAGGCTGGCTCAGTTACTAGAGAAACTTCTTTTAATTTAGCCGCTGTTACGACTGTGTGGCCATCGCGTGATGGCTTTGATGCGATGATCTCTGCACCGATTGATAGGCCAGATACGAGGCCTTCGCTGGCCATGACGAGTGCGTCAGTACCGGCGCTTGAACGAGAAATCTTAAATGTGGCATAAATACCATCAGCTTTAATGTCGCTAGAAGTCATGCGCCCGATAGGCTTCTTCATGTCATGCTGGCTAAATAGTTTAATCGCTGCAACGTCCTCGATCTCGATAGAGCCGGACTCGAAGGTATAAGCGCCGAGATTAGTCTGACCAATCTCGCCTGTACCAAGTGGCACGATCTTTCCTGAAATCTCGCGGCGGTCTTCGCTGCACTCGATTGAGGATGCTTCAATGTATAACGTCTCCATTAGTCATCACTTCCGTTAGGTGTTAAATCTTCCATCTCCATAGCCTGCTCTGTTGAGATAAGTCCAAGGGATAACATCTTCTCTAATACGAGTAGGCGCTCCATTGGTTCAACGCGAAGGAATGAAGAATCAAGATCGAACTTTACATAGTGTCCAGCCGTAGAGATATCGTCCATGCTTAGGCGCGTTTCGATCGCAGAAATGTACGGCTGGAACGCTAAGGCTACGAGCTGCTTACGCTCATCAAGAATGTTCGAGTAAGTCATTGATGTATTTTGATCTGCTGAGAGATAATAACTTGGCACTCCGCATAGACGGCTAATCTCAGTCGCAAGATTCTGTATCGCTTCGTTGTACATCATGTCTTTAGGGCTAAATCCGACAGTTTCGTACTGGAGAGTCGAAGTAAGGTAAGCAGTCGAACGATTTTGACGAGCAGCCTTCCACGAAGCTAGCAATCCTTGAACTTCAGCAGGTGGGAGGTCAGCCCCCGAATTCCGAATATAGCCCGACGGCATCGGAGTGCCAGCGGCTATTGCGGCGGCTTTCTGTACATCTATTGCGCTCTGAATTGTACGAGATCCTGTATTTAGAATGCCTTCATTAAACGCCTGAAATGTAACGAGTGATCCGAGTCCTGACATTGGCCGGGGTGATCCATCGACGTAGTATTGAGTAACGAAAGTGTTATGTATATCTAAATCGAAAGTGACGCGAGTGTTAGAGACCCAATCAAAGGAAGCGCCTCGGCCGTCTTCAGCATAAATTTCAGTAATCTCAAGAAAAGCCTGCCCGTAAAAAAGAAGACTATCGACAAGCCATGAGAGCGTAACAAATTGAGGCTGGGACTTTGATAATTGATGTACCCATCGAGGGGCTGGAATTTCCTCGCCTGTAGATTTTTTCTTATACTCAAGCGGAATAGTGCCGACTGTGCAAAGTAAATCACGGCATCGTTTTAGCGCTGGAACGCTCATTGCATCCCGACGGGATATCACTGGAAACGTAAAATTGTAGATTCCATTGATACTATCGCCCATAATCTGCGGCGCGTATTGAGCCTCTACTACTTTTGGCTTACGATCAAATAGACCCATAGGTCGCAATTATACACTACATGTTGTGTTATTCGGTGTAGATAGCCGCTACCTGTTGTGGTTTTAATAGCATCGATACGACCATGGCCAGGGAGATTGGAGCAGATACATCGCCTGCGCTTTTACGTTTTACAATTCGCCAGGATGAGTCATTTGTCTTAGCCGCGCAGTTATTCATCTGCTTTATCAATTCCTCCTGGCCGTTGTGAACTACTCGACCATTGACCATGCCATCGAGGAGATCAGAGCAAGCCTGATAGAACTGCTGGCCTGAGACATCTTGTGTTATCTGACCAGCGTTAGCCAGGCGTTCAGCGATCGATTGCGTCGTGTACTTGTCATAGCAGATCATCTTCGGACGATATTGATCAGCCCATCCCTTGATCTCAGCTGCGATCTTGAGATCATCTACTGAGACTTGACTTTCCCACGTCTGGAGAATCCCGACGCCGATTCTTCCGTCACCCATAATCTGACCAGCAACGAGGCTTGCATTGCGACGAGATGGAGAAACATCAAAGCCAAAGACTGTATAGCCGCCGATCGGAATCTGGAGTGTGGAATCGGAAGTTGCTTCAAGAACGCCATGAGGCCACGGACTCTGGAGAGAATCAATCCATTGACATAGAAGCTCAGTCCTAATGTCTTCAATTTTGTTAGTTGCCACAGCTTCTTCAAGTGATTCCTCCGTTATTGTGTAGCCGAGCGCAGGATTAGCCATTGCCCAGGCATTGCGGTCTGTGATCTTGCAGTATTGCGGTGCTGAGTATTCGTAGAACCCAAAAGACTTAGGTGGTGCGGATAAGGCTCGCTCTCGAAGTGTGTTAAGAGTTTCTGAGAAAGCGTCCCCGGCATTTGATGTAAGCAACGTCTGAGAATTAGGACGGGCACGAGTCGTTGGAATCGCTGCGGTATATCCGTCCTTACTGATCTCTCTAACCTCATCGATCCATAAGAAATCGGCAGTGCGTCCACGAGATGAGTCACGAGTATCAGATACTAGGTCAAGCGTTGCTCCGTTAAGCAGCTCGATGCGCTCTCCGCCGTTGGCGTAGCGGATTGCCTTAGTGCCAGCCTTCAGATGAGGTGCGTTCTCGATGATCCAGGCAATCTCACGAAAGGTCATGAGAGCAGTCGCTCGGTTAGAGCTCATGATCAAATGCTTTGTCTCGCCTCCATAGAAGAGACCCCAGATCACACGCATCCGACCTAGATGGCTCTTGCCGTTCTGGCGTGCTACCAATAGCAGGGTTGTCTTACGAATGTAGTTGCCTTTAGCATCTATGCGCATCATGTCATCGAGCATCCACTTCTGCCACGGCAATAAAGGCGTGCCTAAGTCATCAGCCATCTTGGCGATCTCATCTGAGCGCGTTTTGCCTTTGAGAAGTGGACTGTGAAGCCTTGCCTTGGTTGCCCCTCGTAGCGCTTGTTTACGAGCTGCCACTAGTTACCATCGATCGGGACTGGTCGGGCAATAAATGGACTGTCCTGGTGAATTTCGGACTGCATCGGGTAGATACTCTCTATAAAGACAGGGGGGGTAGAAGTCTGTGCTAAAAAAACGCCTTCTGAGCGTGAGCCCTTACGGCTATTACATCGAATGCAACAACTGACCAGGTTGTCATAGGCAATGGGATCGCCCCCGGCCTTGATGGGGATCACATGATCAACAGTCGATGCTGGTTGCTGGCAATAGAAGCAAGTCCATTGATCCCTTGCAAGTACCTCAAGCCTACGCTTCTTGTATGCCTGTGATCCTCTCGGATCGCCGCGCTTTGTACTCATTGCCAACCTTTAGTCTTTAGATGATGTAATGCCTTGCAATAGTCAGGCTCATCATACTGTGTTACTCCATAACGATGCATGACATAAGTCCAATACATCCAGAACTGCTTAACTGTCGAGCCATTCTTCAAGCTCTCAACTTTCATCTGATATAGACCATAGGCTTGCTTCTTACCGCCTATATTGCCTACTGCTCGATGATCCCATCTTGATTCTCTATAAATGATCTCATGATGACATGCTTCTTGCTTATCAGTTAATTGATACTTTGCTAAATCTTTGACGTATCGAATTGCTTGGTTGGACGCCTGTGCATCTAAGGGCAAGGCCATAGATAGAGATATCCCAATAGCGATGGCTACCCCGCAGGCTAGCCGTGAACGGCCTGCGGTGAGCCCTTGATGGGCTCTAGCCAGAGAGCGTACCATGCGTGTCAAGTTCATAAGTAAAAGTCCTGTTCAGAGGCGTGTCGGGTTAGCGATTGTCGGTTGAATAGAATCCTGATCCCTTGAATGCCACTCCTATACTTGAGTAAACCTTACTCATCGAGCTATGACAGAACGGGCATTCCAGATCATGCGGCTCATAGATTGACATCCACTTCTCGATCCTGGCATTTGACTCGCAATCCTCGTTGTCGCACTGGAACTCATAGGTTGGCATCTGGATCGACCTCACATGTTCTGCATGTCTCGGTAAACGCCCATGCGCCACACATCTTGCATCTCATAGGCTCTAGTCTAGCAAGATCATCGCTGAAATCCCCGTAACCTGCTTTGAGCAATAGACCGACCAGATCACCAAGTCGCATAAAGGCCAGATAGTCCTGGGGACTACCTTCTCCCTGTCCGTTAAGACGACAAGTAACGATAGGCAACCCACCAGTTTTAGCTGCCCTCTTTGTGACCTGATCGATCCATGCTTTTGGCTGGAACGCCGATCTAGCTTTAACCTCCATGTCGAACGGGACATGTGTTATATCTTTTCCAGCCCCTCTACCGATGTCTGCATGTGGCCACCACTCCGATAGGTAACGGGCGACAACACGCTCGGTAGAGAATCCCCGGTATTTACGGCTTTGTGAGGCCATTGACCGCGTGACACTTAGAACATGACCA